AAAATACAAGCTATCAAAGATGGCGATTGGCTAGAAGCAGCAGAACAAATGCAGGATTCAAGATGGTACAAACAAGTAACAAACAGAGCCGACAGACTCATATCAAGAATGAGAGCTATAGGCTTGAGTTAAAAAAACAAAGACGTAGAGAAGCTCATAAGAAAGCATTGCATGAGTATTTTAAACCTACGGCAATGCAGTTTAAAAAAATATAGGGAGAAAATAAAATGGCAGCACCATTAATAGGAGCAGGACTTGTATTAGTTAGATTAGTTGGGGGGCAAATTGTAAAGTATACATCTAAAAAAGCAGCACAAAATGCAATAGTAGGTGGAGGTAAAATAATACAAAAACCTACACAGGAGATGGTTAAAAAAGCAGTAACACCCAGTAAATTAAAAAATAATCCTACTTTTATAGAAAAATTAAAGGCACAATTTGGTATTGCACCTAAACAAACTAAAACAATGCCAAGACCGGGTGCAATTAATCAAAAGAAAGGTATTGCTGTCGGTAAATTATCACAAACAGCTTACAAAAGACAAAAACAAATAAAAGCATTAGTGCATGCAGGTTTAATATCTTCACCTGCTTTATTGCAAACTTCTGGAGTCAAGAGGTCAGAAGCAGACAGACTATCTCCTTTTGAACAAGCATTTGCTAAAGCACGAAAAAATAAACAAAAAACATTTACATTTAAAGGTAAGAAGTACCACACTAAAACAAAAAAAGAAGTAAAGAATGACTAGAAAACTTTCAGAAAGACAACAGAGATTTCTTGAAGCTCTATTTACAGAAGCAAAAGGCAATTTTAAAGATGCAAAAATAATTGCAGGGTATTCCCCTAAAACAACAAATCAAGAAATTATTAAAGGGCTAAAAGAAGAAATATTAGAAGCAACACAAATGTTTATGGCAAGTAATGCCCCTAAAGCAGCCGTTGCTATGGTTGGTGGATTAGATAATCCTACAGAACTTGGTGTGCGTGACAAAATGGCCGCTGCAAAAGAACTGCTTGATAGAACTGGTTTAATAAAAACAGAAAAGGTACAAGTAGAAGCATCAGGTGGTGTCATGTTAATGCCAAGAAAACAAACACAGGAAGATGACTAGATCGACAGGAACTTGGGAATTACCTCAACCCTTAGATATAAAAGAAGAAGATGAATGGATAGCAATACCGAGAATTGCTCGTACTATTCCTTTTGGCTATAGTTCTGATCCTGAAAACGAACACATACTACGACCTATACCAATTGAATTAGATGCCTTAGAAAAGGCAAAACAACATTTAAAACAGTATTCCTATAGACAAGTAGCCAATTGGTTGACTACTTTTACAGGTAGAGAAATATCACATATAGGATTAATGAAAAGAGTAAAGCGTGAGCAAAGACGTAAGAACAAAGCTAGAACTCTCCGTGTCTGGGCAAAATATGCAGAAAAGGCGATCCAAGCGGCACAGAAACTTGAAAAAGAAAGAAGTGGTAGCAGAGCCTAGCAAACCTGTTGTACAAGAAGTAGATGACTTAGAAATAGAAAGACTGCCTGAACAAGAACAGAATGTTGTTTTTAAACCAAATGAAGGACCTCAAACGGAGTTTTTAGCGGCAGGGGAGAGAGAAGTTCTTTATGGGGGTTCAGCAGGTGGTGGTAAATCTTTTGCTATGTTAGCAGACCCCTTGCGTTATATGGGGCATCCTCAATTTAGTGGATTATTGTTACGACATACAACAGAAGAATTAAGAGAACTTATTTTTAAATCCCAAGAACTGTACCCTAAAGTTTGGAAGGGTATAAAATGGTATGAACGAAAGATGCAATGGGTAGCACCATCCGGTGCTAGATTGTGGATGTCATATCTTGATAGAGATGAAGACGTTATGCGTTATCAAGGTTTGGCATTTAGTTGGATAGGCTTTGATGAATTGACACAATGGTCTTCTCCTTTTGCATGGAATTATATGCGTTCACGTTTACGTTCTACAGCATCGGATTTGCCTATTTTTATGAGGGCTACAACCAATCCGGGTGGTGTGGGGCATATGTGGGTTAAAAAAATGTTTATAGACCCTGCCCCATACGGAAAGGCATTTGATGCGACAGACATTGAAACAGGAGAAGTCCTTAACTATCCAGCAGGACATCCAAAAGCTGGAAAATCTTTATTCAAACGGAGATTTATTCCTGCAAGATTATCTGACAATCCATACCTCGCTGAATCAGGAGATTACGAAGCCATGCTTCTCTCCTTACCAGAACAGCAACGTAAGCAATTACTTGAGGGGGATTGGGATATTAAAGAAGGTGCGGCATTTACTGAATTTAACAGGAATGTACATGTTATTGACCCTTTTCCTATCCCTAATAATTGGGTTAAGTTCAGGGCTTGTGACTATGGTTATGGCTCTTATTCAGGGGTTCTTTGGTTTGCTGTATCGCCTTCTGAACAGCTTGTTGTTTATAGGGAACTCTATGTATCAAAAGTTCTTGCAACGGATTTGGCAGACATGATATTAGACTTAGAAGCAGGAGATGGCAATCTTAAATATGGTGTTTTAGATTCGAGTTTATGGCATAAGCGTGGAGATACTGGACCTTCTCTTGCTGAACAGATGATAATGAAGGGATGTCGTTTTAGACCATCCGATAGAAGTAAAGGTTCTCGTGTATCAGGTAAAAATGAGATACATAGAAGATTACAGGTAGATGAATTTACAGAAGAGCCACGATTGGTGTTCTTTAATACCTGTAATAATATGATAGCACAATTACCTGCTATACCATTGGATAAAAGAAATCCAGAGGATGTAGACACAAACGCAGAAGATCACTTGTATGATGCGTTAAGATATGGTATAATGTCAAGACCAAGGTTTAGTATTTTTGATTATGATCCTAATAATAAACCATTAAACACAATGCCTGTTGCTGATGCAACATTTGGCTATTAAAGGATAAAATATGGCAGAAGAAAATAATGAAATACATATAGAAGATGATGCAATATCTTTAGAAGATGTTAAAACACCAGAAGATGAGTTTAATATAGGGGGCATTGTTGACCATGTGTATGAAAGATATAAAAAAGCAGAAGACTACAGAGAGAATGATGAAGATAGATGGCTAAGAGCCTATAGAAACTATAGAGGTATATATGGACCTGATGTTCAATTTACCGAAGCTGAAAAATCTCGTGTCTTTGTAAAGACTACTAAAACAAAAACACTTGCTGCATATAGCCAGATAGTAGATGTATTATTCGCAGGTAATAAATTTCCTATAAGTGTAGAGCCTACTGAATTACCAGAGGGTGTTTCAGAAAGTGTACATAAAGATTTACAACCATCCCCTCAACAAGATACAGAAGAAATGGAAAGTCCTTATGGATTTAAAGGAGATGGAAAAGAATTACCTAAAGGATTTACAGCGAGTGGTGTACAGCTTGGTCCTTTAGAAGAGAAACTTTCTGGAATTGAGGGTATAGAAGAAGGAGAAGGAACTACTCCAACAACTGTTACGTTTAGTCCTTCCATGATTGCTGCCAAAAATATGGAAAAGAAAATAATGGATCAGCTTGAAGAGTCCAGTGCAACGAAACATTTAAGAAGTACAGCTTTTGAAATGGCATTATTTGGTACAGGAGTAATGAAAGGACCTTTCGCTGTAAGTAAAGAGTACCCTAATTGGAATGCATCAGGCGATTATGAACCCTCATTTAAAACTGTACCTCAAGTTAATCATGTATCAGTATGGAATTTCTTTCCTGATCCTGATGCTAATAACATGGATGAAGCTCAGTATGTTATTGAAAGACATAAATTATCACGTTCTCAGTTAAGACAATTAAAGAAAAGACCCTACTTTCGATCAAGTGTTATAGATTCTTGTATTGAGATGGGTGAAAGATATACTAAAAAAGATTGGGAAGATGATTTATCCGATTATGCTCCTGAACATGGAATAGATAGATTTGAAGTAATTGAATACTGGGGCATGGTTGACATACAGATGTTAATGGATAATGATGTTGATATACCAAAAGAATTGCAGGATTTTGATGAGTTACAAGCGAATATATGGATATGCAATAGAAAACTTATAAGAGTCGTATTAAACCCATTTAAACCTGCAAAGATACCTTATATGGCTTCTCCCTATGAATTAAACCCATACTCATTTTTTGGTGTCGGTATAGCTGAAAACATGGATGATACTCAGACATTAATGAATGGGTTTATGAGAATGGCAGTTGATAATGCTGTATT